CTGTCAAACTCAAAGCCGTTGTCTTCCTGATCCTTACAGATAAACGCAACGCTGTGTTCAAGGTCAGCACTGTGTTGACTGAATCCAAACATCTGCATCTGTGTCATAAGTGCATCGTGCAGGCGCTGAGTCACATCAACGTCACGCTTGCAGTACTCAATCATCTCAGGTGATAGCTCATCCCATTCGTCATGTTCACCCTTAGCAAAGCCAAGGCGAGTACCCCATGCAGCTAGGCTGTGACCACCATCTAGGTCAGGGTGGAACAGGCGTGACAGTACTAGCGTATCGACAACTCTATGTGCTGGTATACGGATACCCCACAGTTTACGCATAACAGGAAGATCATAACCAATAAGATTGTGTCCACATACTTTGCCACCTTTTGCCAGTTCATCCATCAAGCTCCGTCTAGATAAGTGAGTCAAGTGAGCTTCGTTCGATCTCTTGGTAACCACGCAGTGTATTTTCGTAGGGTTCAGGCCGTCTGCCTCTATGTCTAGAAACACAGTATTCGTAGTAGGTGAGATCAAGCTGTTGTCCTTTTGTAAGTTCATGACCACTCTCCCTCATCTCCATGTTCTGTTCCTGTTGCATAATCCAATTGCTCATCCTCGACATAACGTAACTCCTCTAGGTCATATAGGTCAGCATAGTCTACGTTACCCATTGCTGTCAAGTCATCGTCAACAAGGAAACGACTACACTCATTACACAAATCAACAAACTCATTGGTCAGTTCGTAGTTCGTCATGATCTTATCACACGCCTTGCACCTCACTCTTCTTCTTCCTTTTCGTACTCCTCCTCAGATATGACTTCAGCATATTGGTATTGCTGGTCTGCCCCTCCTAGATTTATTAGATCCGCATACTCACAGCATTTTGTGCGTGTCCCTCTCGCTATAACTTGAGTTACCCATACACCATCACACGCGATCTCAGTGAGCCTCCCCGTATCTTTGTTATACATCAGCGCAGTCGCTGGCCCTGTCATTCCACTGAATCTGTTCTTGAGTACACGCACATTGGTGGTGTTACGTACCATAGGATCTTCTGCCTGTGCGTTACGCTCTAATCCTAACACGATGTCACTCAGTTGTGCTATCGCTGCTGAACCACGTAGCTGTCCAAGGCTGGTGTATGCACCGTCCTCATGTCCCTTACCTTCAGGTCTGCGTAGGTGTGACACGATGAACATACACACGCGCATCTCCTGACAGAACATACGTAGCTTGGTCATGATCTCGTCAATAGCCTTGCGTTCATCACCATTCTCCTGATCCGACACCAGTATTGAGATGTGATCCAGCACTATGTACTGCACACCTAGCACCTTGATCTGATACCTGAACCTAGCCAACACGTTCTCTATCTTGTTGGAGCCAAAGGTATCCCACAGTACAACACGGTCATCAAGGTCAAGACTATCAAACACTTGGTCTACCTCACTGGCTGAGTAGTCACAGCCCGGAAGGTGGATAGGCTTGTTGATCTGTAGCCCCACTAGTCCACGAGCAGTACGGTCAGGTGTCTCTTCAAGGAAGGCTAGTCCCACCCTGTCGTTGGTCTGTCCAAGGATGGAGAACACTAGCTCACGCATGAACGTAGACTTACCCAGACCAGAGCCAGCACAGATGGTGACAAGCTCAGTCGGACGTACACCAAAGGTCATGTCATCTAGTCCCTTGTATGGGTAGCGTACCTCTGCCTCCTCCAATGGTTTCTTCAGCGCCTCACGCAGAGAACCCAACATCACCATACCATCAGGTGTATAGGTCTTCGCCGCCCACCACCGCTTAACAAAGTCATCCTTGTCTGCGTTCAGTAGGTAGTCACACGCATCCTTGTGTTCACCATGATGATAGATCCTTGCCTTGCCACCAAAGATATCAGCACACTCTAGAGAAGCAGCCCTGCCAGCATCATCGTTGTCAAAACAAAAGATAATATTATCGTACTGATCCAGAAAGTCGTAGGCTCTGCGGCAATCAGCAGCAGCACCTTGGGCGCCATTACGAATAGACACAACAGGATACTTGCCACCAAACATTTGATAGGTTGCCAAGGCATCGAACTCTCCCTCCACTACGGTTATGTATTGACCACCGCTGGGGAACAGGTGCTGACCATACAGTCCAGCCTTCTTCCAATCCCCTGCGATCTTGAATTGTTTATCAGGATACCTAGTCTTCACTGCGACTAGCTCACCCTGTGCTGTGTGGTATCCAAACAGAATGTTACCCGCATGTTGCTGTGCTGAGTAAGCCGCCATTGTAGTAGCAGTCAACGCCCTGTCCTGATAGCCCTTGTATGGCTCTGAGAAGGCCTCTTTGTTAAACCCTTGTCCGGGTACTACTCTCTCCTTAATGTCGCTCACAGAGCCTCCTGTGGCCTCTGAAGGGGTGAACTTAGCACAAGCAAAGCAATAGCTAGATCCATCCTCGTTATAGGACAACGCATCACTAGAACCACAGTCCTCACACTCTTGGTGTAGCTTGACAAATGCCATCAGTGTAGTGCCTCCCCATCTCCAAATATTTCTGTGTACTTGTCGAGTACTTCATCCTGACTCAACTCCTCGCTCATCATAGCACGGGTAATCTGAATGTACATCCGTATCAACTCCAACGCAGGCACACCCTGCAACTCGTACTCAATCAACTCGTCAATCATTTCATCTTTAGTCATACTATGTAGTTCCTATGTATTAGTAATAGTATTAATAATAATAGTAATACTTAGTTATCTATATAGAGAGTATAACACATTCCAAAAGAAAAAGCCAATGTACTATTCACACTGTTTAACTCTCCGTCCCTTCTCACCGTGGTAATGCTCAACCTGCATATCAAGTAGACACAAGAACTTGTCCAGTTTACCTGACCGCTTAAGTTTCCATAACGCCCTTCGTTCGATGTTGCGTACTGATTCACGCGAGATGCCCAACACCTCAGCTATCTGCGCGTGTGTCATACCGTCTCTCATTAAAACAACCTCATCAACTGCTCAGTAAGTTTCTTCAACTTACCATTAACACCAAGATACACAGGGTGAAAGCCAAAGCCTTCCATAGCTTTCTTGTTACGGTACACCACGTACTTCACACCGTCATCTGGCTTGAAGTCACGCAGTCTCTTGACCACACGGTAGATAACAATACCTCCTGTGTTACGCGCAGTCTTCTCTTCATTCAACGCTCTAATGTAATAACTCATAGCTCATACCCTCCAAAGGCTTCGTCTAGTTTACGGTACACATTCTCCGTCCAATCGTTCACGCTGTAGTCAGAGATAACAATCATAGGTTCGTTCTCCGACCCATTGTTGTAGATCAACGAGAACCACCCACGCATACCACCGTCCTTGTCGTATGCTTCTAGCTGATCCATCTCAGTCTGCGCTAGGTTCTTCAGGATGTGTAGCTTGTCAGCACACCCATGCACAGACAGTTCCTCACCATCCCAGATGGATACCTTGCCACTATCCCACAGGCACAAGTCCACCAGCTTCTGAAGCACAGGCCGCTCACACGGTGCTGCATACTCTGGGTACTTGTTGTCGAATACAACAATCATTTGTTCTCCTCCATGTCCTCGTGAATAAGATCAAAGATGTAGTCTTGATTGAGCCAGTTAGATATCTCATACCCATAGGCATACGCTGAGTCCAGTTCCACCACACCCTCTGTCTCAGAGAATGAGTAGGATATGTCCACATCCAGCGTCATCCACGGGCTATCAAGTTCTGTGCTAAACGTCCTGTGTATCATCTCTCATCTCCAAGATACTTATCATTAGCTCAATGTGTGACAGGGCAGCTGTCTTACCCAAGGCCATGCCGTACATAAAGTCAGGCATACCGTGACCAAACCCCTCACGCTTGTACCTACGCATCTCTCTCAGGTTGTCAGCCTTGAGATTACGCAAGTCCTGCCTGAAGTTACGCAGTTCCGTCAGTAGATCGGGACTCATCAGTAGTCTCCTCCTTCTCAGTTATTACAGTATGGTTCAACGCCAACAGATCGTCAACCCTCTGCTTCAACTCCTTGATCTGGTTCTCCTTGGCAGTCAGGTTACGCACCTGAATACTATGACCGTACTCGTACACATCCTTGACCAGTGCCAGTGCAGTCTCCACCGTTAGGATGCTCGACACCTTCTCCAAGAAAGCAGAAGGATCCTCCATCATATGCTCAAGGATATCACCGTCACTGTACCCCCACCTATCCATCAACTCCATAGCGTCGATGATGTTGTCAGGCTCCACGTACTCCATGATCTCATCATCATAATCAGCCAGATCAACGGTGTGATACACTTCGATTTCACTACTTCTCCAACCCATGATTACTTCTCCTTAAATGCATTTAAGTTACTTAACGTGTTCGACAATGACAGAAGTCGTGTCGAATTTGTAGCACAACTGGCAGTCGATACACTTCTGCCCTGTGCAGTTCGCGTCACCACGATACTTCTTAGTGACGTTATTGAACACGCGATGAAAACCACGCGGTGGCTTACGCATCACGCTATCAATCTTGGGATTACTGTAAACAAGAATCATATTCTCAGGTACATGATGCCTGTTCGGACGGACTATGTCAACTCGCTTAGTCCACAGTGCAAACGTACAGTGACCATTACTCTCTGCTATGTCACACAGATTGAGGAAGTGGGTGTCATTGATAAGCTCCCCGTGACCATGAAACCGCACGAATGCAGCGTTGATCTTGGGTATGTCAACACCCCTATCACTACTGAGTATGTCACTATTACGCTGGAATGATGGTTGACAATTCTTACGATAGGTACTCAGCATCCGCTGGCTGTAACACATCGTGCAGATATTATCTTTCCCACCACTAGTGTACTGTTTGATACAGTAAGTGTTCGTTGCTGTGTTGGTATTGATAGCAGGGATACCCGCTAACTTACCACTCATCTTGGATACACTAACCATCACCACCTCCTTGCATTTCTTAAATGCATTTAAGTTTTGATATGACGGAAAGATATATTTCCACCATGCCTATATTATCGCATGGCATAACAGCCATGTCAAACGAGAGGCCCTGTATGGCCCTGTGAGCGACGATATCTAGGGTAATGGTAGGGTATAGGGTGCTGGTATAGCGTGGCGTAGAGAGCTTCTGAGAGCTTCCTGCGGGCATAAAAAAGCCCCACCGTGATGGCAGGGCTGTGGGGTTGGTGCTGGTGGGTTACAAGTCGCCTTTGATTTCCCAATAGGCTATCAGGATAAGGCCCCCAATAATCAGAGGCCATGCTGTGTTGGGGTCAATCATGCTCGGCATAACTCGATTGCCAGCGCCGCCATAGCGTTACCTATATCGAGATTGGTATGCCCGTTTTCGTGCTGTTTCTTAACAAAGGCTTTCAATTCGGCTTCGAGGCTTGGCGCATCACTGGCAGTCGGTTCAGCCTCGCCAGCACTGTCAGCTTTGCCAGCACTGGGGATGCGTAGGGCCTTCGATAGTGAGTCAATACCTTTATTGCCTTTGGCGATATGCTTCTGCACTACCTTCTGACCGGCGGCGGGTGTCTTCACCTTGTGATACTCGCAGAGCTTCTTATCAAGCCCCGTTGCCACCTTCAGCACCGTTCGAACCATGCTGGCGCGGGTATCCTTTGAGCCGTCACTGCCCGTTAAAGTCTCTTTGTACCCGTTGCAGTAGTCCTTCAGATCCTGCGCGGAGTGTATCGCCTTCGCATCTTTGACTAGTCGCGTCACGATGGCGGTATCTTGCTCAGTGTGAAATGTGCCGAATGCGCGGCCAGCCAAGAATGGTGCAGATGTGTTGGATTGAATGTTTTCAGCTTTCATAGTCATTTACCTAGATAGTCAGTGGGATATACCACCATGAACACAGTGTGAACCAATGCGCTGGAAAATTCAAGTGTGAATCTTAAATGCATTTAAGTTTTTTTTACTGTACGTTTATACAGTGAAATTCGATTAGGCC